ACCTGTTGGTGTAACATTAGGTAATTTCTTAATTGCAGTTGTAAACTCAGCTTTTAGCTTAGCTATAGTTTCATTGTCAACTACTTTTCCAGTTCTAGCTTTGGGAAAAGTATTTCCTTTAGCTTCTTGCATTGTTACCCAGTCATCAAAGGCTATAGTATTAAAAACTTCATTACCATCTACTATATCAGTAAATAGACTGTCTTTAATCTCTGATACTTGAGCATTAGTATATTTAACCATATTGTTTATCCTTTTAGTTAGTTAGTTATTTAATTAACACTGTTAATATAGTGTATTGATTTGATTAGTGTCAAGATTTAAATAAAACAATAAAACAAGTAAACAATTATAGTTTGTTAGTGTCTTGCTTTGCTTTTCAGATTAGTAAACAATAATTATACATTAAGACTAGACATAATATATATTATACGACATTATTTTTTTCAACCTAAAAGCCCTGAGAACGAAAACCCAACGACCGGGTCGGGGGCACTATAAAAGACCCACACCCAAAGTGACCCTATTTTTTGCATTTTACTTAAAACAGCGCTATAAAACCTCAAAATATTTGTGAAAAATTTTTTTCAAGTTTTTGTATAGTATATATAGTATAGTATAGTAGTAGAAATAACTATTATATGCGTATAGTATATATTATATATAATAGCTATATTATTATATATATATTACAAAGCCTAAAAATTGCAAATTTGACATTTATAATAATATTGCTTAACTTCCGCTGTGCTAGACTCAGAAAAGAATAAAAAGATGGCACAAGCTAAGAAGCATTGCTGTAACTGGGTTAATAAAATATGCATAGGAGCTATGATGAAACACGAAAACGGAGTACTACATCAAGTTATAGACAGTAGGTACGCAAATAAGCCTTGTAAAGCTTATGATTGTCAGTACTTTGAAAACGTAGTAGTACCAATAGTGCAGAATGAACATTAAAACATTTGACAGTGAGGCTTTTGCAGTTGATGCTGAAGCGCATTTTTACTTATGGTGCTGTGATTGCAATCTAAGACACTTAGTTGTATTAGAAGCTATGGGTAAAGGTGCTGAAGACTTTAAAGAAAAAGGCGGCAAGATAGCTATTGGTATGTTAAGAGATGATATAGCTACCGATATGTCGCGTAAAAACAATAACATTGTATTATATAGTAGGAAGCATGGCAAGAATAAAAAAAAATAAACAACGTAGAGCGCTTATTATACCAGATGTACATTTTCCACTACAGGATGATGCTGCAGTAAACTGCGTAATAAAGGCTATACCAATAATAAAACCTAATATATTCGTATGTTTGGGTGATTTAGGCGAATGGAAGAGTGTTTCTCCATTTAAGTATAAAAGGCGTAAGCGCCCACCATTAGAATATGTTATAGAAGACTTAGAAACAGAGCAAATTAAGGTTAATGCTGGTCTTGATTTGTTTGATAAAGCGTTAAAAAAGGTAAAATGCGAAGAAAAGCATATGATTGAAGGAAATCATGATAATTGGTTAAATATGTTTGTAGAAGAATACCCATATTTGAATAAATACAAGTATAAGAATATTATGAGCCTTGATGCAAGGGGTTATAAATACTATCCATATGGCAAACTTATGCGTATAGGTAAGTTATACTTCTATCATGGAGGTCATTACTCTACAATTAACCATACTAGGCAACATACTATGAATTTAGGTAAAAATATAGTATATGGACATACTCATGACGTACAAAGAGCTGGTGTTACCCACGTAGATGGTGCACATCATGCTTTTTCTATGGGTTGTTTGAAGGATATGTCAAGAGAAACAAATATGTGGTTAAATGGTAGGCAAGTTAACTGGGCTCATGCTTTTGGAGTAGCAACTTGGTTTCCTAATGGAGATTTTCGTTTAGAAGTTGTCGATATAGTAAATGGTAAAACATTTATATGGGGCAAAGAGATAAACGGCAATACAACCGCGTCCGGAGGAAAAAATGCCAATAAGGCTAAGAAATAACAAGTAATAAGGTCGGTAGTGGCGCGGTATAAATTAGTAAAAGGTGTTAAACAGCCTGTGTTTGAAGACATAGATGAATTTAAGGAAGTGTATTCTGATGAACATATCTATGATAATTGGCGTGATGCACCTACAGAATCATGGACTATGACTGATGATGGTCAGGTTTGTAGAGTATTAAAGCGCTTACCAATGAAAAGTGGTGGTGAATTAGTTACTACTGTATTAGGTACTAGACATAGTGAACGTAAACATCTAATGTCTGGATTGCCACCTAAAAACATATATAGCTTGTCTAGGCATGAAAGTAGTAATGTGCATAGAGCAAATAAGTCAAATCTATCACGTAGAGAGCGTTTGTTTGCTAAGTATGTTGGTAAAGGTATGAATCCTACAAAAGCGTATTTAAAGGTATATCCTACAAATAGAGAGGATTATGCTAATAATCAGGCAACAGCCTTGCTTAAAACAGAAAGGGTGAGTAAATTGGTTAGTGAAGAAATAAAACAGTCTATGCTAAAAGTTGGTATAGATGAAGATTATTTGCTTGAGAAAGCAAAAGTGATAGTTGACAATGATGGCGCTAGAGATTCAGATAAACTTAGAGCTTTGGAGATGCTAATGAAAATAGCTGGTATGTTTCCAAAAGAAAAGAAAACAGAATCACTTGCTGTTTTTGAAGGCTTTAGTAAGGAAAAACTGGCTCAACTTGGTGGAGCTAGTGTAAAATTAATATCTCATGGAGAAAAAGACTCTGCTTAAAGATGGATTCAGTAATATTTCTATAGAGAATATGCCAGTAGTTATTACTCATAGTGATAATTGTTCTGTTTGTGAAAGACAAGTAACAAATGATGATAAGATGGTAATATTTGAAGATAATGGTCAACCTAAGAGTTACTACTGTATATTTTGTCATTCTGTATTTGGTGATGGTGATATATTAATATTTGCAAATACCAGTAAAAGTAATAACGTAGTGGGGCTATCATGACAAAAAGTTGGTTTGGCTATTGGCTAGATATAGAAGTAATTAAAAAAAAGAAAAAAGAAAAGGAAAGAAAAGATGAAAACAATGATGATAATAATATTTTTAACACCAATAAGCCCAATACTAACAGTACCCGTTTTCTATAGTATATATAAATTTGTAAATTGGATAAAGTCAATAATTTTAACATAAACCCTTCTCCTTCTGAAATGAAGGAAGCTGATGAAATATTAGCTAATTCATATAAAGACCTACTTTATTTTGGAAGAGCATTTCTACCTAAAGATTTTTTAAATAAAAGCACTTCTCCAAAATTCCATAAACAAATAGCAAAAAAATTAATTAGTACTCAACCCGGCGCTAGAATATGTAATATACTTCCTAGGGGTTTTGGTAAGTCTATATTATCAAAAGCAGCAATATTACATAAAATGTTATTTAGTCCTAAAGAAGAACAGCAGTTTATTGCTTGGATTGCTGAAGAACAAGGTCAAGCTATTGACCATTTAAAATATGTTAAGACACATTTAGAAGTAAATAAGTTTATTCGATATTATTTTGGTGATATGGCTGGAGATACTTATGGTAATAGATGGACTGAAAAAGATATTGTAACTGGTAAAGGCGATAGAATGATAGCAAAAGGTACTTCACAGCGCTTACGTGGTCGTTCTGAATTAGATGTACGTTATACTGGTATTATACTTGATGACTTTGAATCTGAGTTAAATACTAAAACACCAGAACGTAGAGCTGAAATTAAAAAATGGGTAGTATCTACTATATATCCTGCATTAGAAGAATCTGCTGGTAGAGAAGGTTGGATATGGCTATGCGGTACTATTGTACATTTTGACAGTTTTTTACAAATGATATATGATGGATATAATGAAGCTACTGATAACGGTAGAACATATCCATGGGATTTAACTTTTTTTAGAGCTATTGAAAATGATAAACCTATATGGCCTGAACAATTTTCAAAAGAAAAACTTGCTGCTAAGAAAAGAGAGTTTATAGAAGCTGGTTTAGTTAATAAGTTTGCACAGGAGTACATGAACGATGCAAGAGATATATCTACAGCATCATTTAAAATAGATAGAATACAATATCATGCTCATGAATTTAAATCTATAGATAGAATGGCTTATTTAGCAACTACAGATGAAATGATACCTGTTAATGTTTATATTGGAGTTGATATAGCAGCAACAGCTACAAATACATCAGATTTTCAAGTAATAATGGTTATAGCTATGGATAAAGAAAAAAACCGTTATGTATTAGAATATTTTCGTGAACGTATACCTACATTTGATTTACCACAAATAATTGTTGATATGGCTAATAAATATTCTCCTGTACGTAGAGCTACAATAGAAACAGTAGCTGCTCAGGAAATGGTAAGAGATATGGTAACAAGACTTGCCCATAGCGACAAAAGACTTATTCCGGGTATATTTAAAGGCGTTAAACCTCCGGGTGGTATAAAAAAAGAAGATAGACTTGAAACAACGCTTGGCCCTATAGTTAATT